CCCTTGCTGTCTGCTTCTACAGGGTTCCCATCGCTATCGAGAAGGTTCCAGTTTTCTAGAACCGCCCTACCAAATAGAGCATAGACCTCCATCTGTTTCTCGCCCTGCAACATTTCCTGTATCTCCAACCAAGTTCCAACCGAAACATCCAAACGCACCACAACCTCTGCTCCTTCATAATCTCCACTGAAGACTAGACGGGCTGTGCGCTTGGGAATACTAAAGCCGTTCACTGCTTTCTGTGTGGCTACCATGACTCCCTCCTATTTCATTATGCCCAAGTTGGTGCTGTACCGCTCTGTAATACGGCAGGAGCCGTAAAAGTTAACTCTCCTGATGACGCACGGGTTAAAGCGTAATCGGTGATGAAACACTCTGTAGGGAGCGTCTGGCCTGACATCACCAGGGTAATCGTGCGAGATGCCGTAGCACTTGCCACGGTCTTCAGTACATCATGCGACACGTTGCTTGCATCGTTGAACACCCCGTTCATGGTGATGCTGAAGTCAGACAAGAGTAATAGTCGCTCAATAGCCGCCTTGTCTACGCCTGTTACATCTTGGACTCCCCTGGGTATTGCCCAGTCTACTGAGGTCAAGTCATTTTCGATACTCCTCGCAGACCCTCCACTATCATCCACTGCCACAGTCATTGTCGGTGCTTCCTTCGCCATCTCTACCTCCTATTAGCTTTATATACTTCCTCGTTAAATTCGTCCGTCCAACGATTGTATTCCATTGCTTGACGTTCTAAATTCCCCTCATTCCTGCCATATTTATTTTTGGTGAGCCACGGGCCACCATCTAACTTCTTTTTATGCGCTCTTGCTTGACCTTTGAAACAAGTCTGCCCTGCTTCAAAATAATAAGCAACGAGTTCCCCTTCGTCCATACGTTTGCAGCTAAAGTTTTTCATTACTGATATTAGATACCTATCGTTCTTACTACCCTTCTCAACCCTCGTAACCCATCCCATAAGATACTGAGGACAATCAACCTCTCGACAGGTCGCCGTCTGCCAATGGGTGCGGCTAGGCCAGTTCGCCTCAAAGTGATTGCTATGCGTAGGCTGTAACATCCACAGACTCTCCTCGCCTGTACATAATAACGAACTTGGCATTACTGAATGTCCCTGTTGAGGTTACCCGCAAATATCGGTTCACCGTTCCGGATGCTTCCTTGCGCTCCGCTGTTGGCTCATTACCATCAGACACCGCCGTGAAGGTTATCAGGTCTGACCAGCTGGAATTGTTAGACGAATGCTGTAACTTGATTGTCGGTGCGCCACTATTGATGTCTATTAACTGTAGATAGGCGGCAATGCCATTGCTACTAGAGGAGCTATCATCCTTGGATGAACTGCTACTGGCACTTGAATGCGTAGCCTCGGCCTGTAGCAACACCCCCCATTCAACTGGAGTCCCCTGCCCCAAGCATTGCACGTTCAGGCTCAATGCCTTGTCCTGAGACTTACTGCCGTCATAGTTGATTTGCTTAGCTACCAGCCCTGCAGCCGGACTATCAGCAGCCGTCCCCCTGCAATATAGAACCTGTACATCCGTCGTCGGCAATGGGGAGAATGCAGCGTGTTCCAGATGGGTTCCATCATCGAACCAGGATGTTACCGTTATCTCTCCATCGGCCTGTCCTTGTAGTCTAACCATAGCCGCCGAGTCTATGGTTGGGGTGTCTATGGTAGCCCGTCTTGAACTCACCGTATCCATCGAGGTCACGTTGCCAGATAGGTCACGCCCCCCGACATATATTGCATCGCTGATTCCAGATTGCTTCGCCATTCTATACTCCTGTTCCTGCTAGGGTTGCGCTCCCATTAACTATAAGAGGGACGGTTATATCGGCAATGCGGTACATACTACCCCCGACATCTATATACCCATAATCGACCCGCATCTGAGTACCATCCATGCCAGCAGCATCTATGGACATAATGCTGGATTCTAAGTCTGTATCTCCTAGAAGGTTCTCCATTAACTTGGATACACTAATTGCCACTTCTGTTTCTATATTCTTTTGTGGATCGGATTCTGCTGCAAGCATATCTTTGTACACTCTAATAATGACAACGTGATTCTCCCTGGTCTGGCCTCCTGCATATATCAGGTTGACCCCCACGGATTGCATAAAGACAGCAGTATGCAATCCTTGTGACAGAGGCTGTTTAGGCTCTCCGATCTGGACAGACTGAAACAATCCTATGTCTTGCACATAGGTCTTTACTGCATCAAGGCTGCTACTAATATCAAAGGCCACTACACTCCATTCATTCTGGAGGCAAGTTGTCTAACGAACTTTCTCGCCTCATTCTTAACTTGTCGATTTAACCATTGACCCGTTTTCCTAAAAGCTGCATACCCAGGAAATCGCAGAGGGCTATTCCTTGAAGATATACCTTCCAGCCACGGCCCATAGACCACATTCCCATCACTAATCTCGCCCTTCAATCCTTGCACTTTGCCATTAACATTTCGCCTGTAATGACCAGTGCTGGCCGAACCTACCCTATTTCTCTCTGCTGCCTGGAAGGACAAATACACCCCACGAGGACGAGGAGCCAGCATTCCATCAAGTCTTTGCTCACCCATCTCTACCAGTCTCCTGATGAACAATTCTGTAGTGTTCCTCGTGACCCTCCTGGGTCTATTAAATAACGGGCCACTGGCCTTTACCTCTAACCCAAATCCCATTAAACCACCGCCTCCCTGGTCTTCCGGTAATAGGCCACCATTGAAGTGCGGAGTTGGGTTACAGTCGCCCCTTCCAATTCTCTGTCTGGGAATGTCCCTGCATTAACGAACCCCGTGCCAGTTGTAGTCCTTGCCCAACCTGCGTTCTCCTGGTGGTAGGTAGATAACGCCTCGGCTAGACACCACCTGGCAACGTCATTATCTGGGGTGTACTTACTGATAGTCGCATCATCCGAATGGGATGCAGCGGTTGTACCGTTCAGCCCTCGTTCAATGGTTAGGGTTCGGTTCACATGGATGGCCGCATTGTTGCTATGTGCTGCAAGGACAGAACCATCCCATGCCCTGATAACTGTTAAGTCATTGGTGCTAACCGATACGACATACATCTGCTCAGACCCTATGCGGATGACCTCCCCCGCTACTATGCCATGACTGCTGTCCAGGGTAACCGTAACTGTAGCATTGGTTGCTGCCAGGTCGCTTCCCATATCCAAGAGGATACTCCCCCTGGCTGCAAAGCTGCGATCTGAAACGAATATCTGTTCACTATCAATTAACAGGGTGTCCCCGACATCTATCTTGCTTGCATCAGATACTACCAGGGTCGTGTCACTTGAACTAATACCACCCGAATCATCAACTGCTCCAGATGATTTTGTCTCGTTGCCCCAACCCCAGGAACCCGCAACGCTGATAGAGCGTTGTGGTGTATCCCCTGACTCGAACGAGGCTGTGCTGGACTCGTCAATCTCGATACGGTTGTATCTGCTATTGCCGTCCGGTTCTGGATTGTATGGCTCAAGAAAATAGTCGGATGAGGAGATGGTTGTGGGGCTAGTGTTCTGAGCCTTGGTTTGTAGGGTTGTGACCGAAAGCAAGTCCTGGTCTACCCATAGCACCGTCGCCAACCCTGGCCGTCGTTGAGGCCACCTGTATAGACGGGTCTGTGTCTTGGGTATGAAGTGTCTGCGAGTCCAACGTTCTATATCACGGCTTGCCGCTTCTATGATTCGTTCAATGCCATCATTAAACTGACCGCCAGTTATACCAGCGGCAATCTTAAATCGCTCTCTGCTTATATACCAATTTGCCATCTCGCTCCAATGCTTTCTATGGATAGGTGGCTATTCTAATCTGTTATGCTTTGCTTCCACCTGTCCAAGTATAGTTTCCCATCGGGCAGTTCCTTCTCCCCCTGGGGTGTATGTCTAGGATAGCCCCATCGAACGGACACGCTACAGGCGGGTCGCGTTCCTCAATTGCCCTGGTGGTTTTATTCTCTTTTAGAATCGCTTGCAGTTGCTCCCACGACATCTGCGTCCGCCTTTCCATTAGGAGATGCCTGGACAAAGACCATATCTTCTAAGCCAAGACTCCACCCTTGTCCTGTGATTCCTAGCGTATCCTGCAACGCTCTAAGATACAATGCAATATTACTCTCTGCTTGCTGCTTCTGTGAATACAGCAATCGGAGGGATTCTTTTGCACTGTCTGGTATCTCTATCCTATTATCTTCTGACATAATTCTCCTCTATCTCGCTGGTACGGCGGTTGCTACGATATAACCACGGGCTTCTGCTTGGGCAATAGCCTCATTGATACTTGCTGCGGTCAGTAATAACTCGTTCAATAAAGGCGATGAACCACCAAAAGTCTCTAGATACCCCTTCCATGTATCACCGTCTCTTAGAATGTACACATAATTCCCTGACCTAGTCATGTGGGTAAGTCCTCCTACGAGTAAACATCCGAAATGATTGCTGCTATAGCCCATAGTACGTCGCTGGTGTTATCCCATGACCACGACATAGTTGTTGATGCGCCTGATGCTGTTTCGTAGCTGCCACCTTTACCACCTGATGTAAAGGCTCCAACTTGGGTCTGGCCACCACCTACAGCACCATTGGTTGCTGCTGCATCCGATAGAGAAATAGTATCAATCACTATCTGTCCTGCCGTTGTGGATATGGCCTGAGATTGAGAAGTTGTCGCTGATCCTGTTCCAGACAAAACTGTAGCTATACTGCCAGATTGCTTCACACCAGTTAACTCTATAATCTTCATTCCAGTTGAATAGTTTGCTGTTCTGTTCATTGTTGCACTGACCGTACCCGCTCCGCTAGAAGGGTTCAGCAAGCCCCATATCGAAAGCTCATGATATGGGTCAGACCCGAACTGGTCTGTCATAGCAGCAGGGCCAACGTCTACAAGTTTAGTGAAGGTCTCTGCGCTACCACCGCTCAGAGTAAATGTACAGCCTGTAGTCTCTACGGCTCCATCATCATCTCGTACTTGCATAGACACAATCAATGCTCGACCAGTCCCAGAGCCTACGGTGATATCTCCTGTCACAGGAGAAGACGCTGCTCCATAGTTTCGGTCTACACTCTGAACAAAAGCAGGAGGGCCGAAGGACGGGGCTGAAAACTCTATGCCATTTATCTTTTCGATATTAGCATCAGTCCTGCCGTTTACCTTTTCAATACTGGCAAAGGCAATACCATTTATTTTTTCAACTTCTTGTGCCATTATGCATGCTCGATTATGTCTAAGGATGGGTTAATAAACGCACTACGAACACCAGTTGCAACTCCGATAACTTGGATGAAGTCACCGTCATCACTGGGCCGAGTAGTGGTGAGAGTCCCTGGTGTTTCTGGGGCGTACAGGTCAACACCAACGGTCATATTACCGCCGAATCCACCGTCATCCCTATAGACACCATGAGTAAGTACACGAACTGAACTGCCGGCAGAACCCTGTGCTTCAATGGCAATCCCTATGACTGGCATCTTGGCAGCATCATTAGCGTCTGCCCTTCCAACCCTGCCTGTCGTTGTGCTGACATATACAGCATCAAACTGGGTAATAGCTTCAACCGCAAGAAACTCTATAACGATTCCTTGAACAGTATTATCGGTAGTCGGGGTTCCTGCTGCTGATTCAAATTCAATAAACTTACTGTCAGCAACCGCGACATCTTGTGCGAATGTAATTCCTCCACCATCAGCAATAGTTGCAGAAAGGTCACCGTCACTATAATCAATGGTGCGTATCTGAAGACTGCCTGTAGTGGTGAGTGTATTAGAGCCAAGGTCAACGGCTGCTGAGAACGTGGTTGCTTTGGCTACCGTGATAGCTTCGGAACTGTTGGTAGTAGTGAACGTGATGTAGGCATTATTGGCTTCCTCGATTATCAGGGCTGATGCCTGGTCGTCTGGAATCTTGATGCTATTCTCCCCTGCGTTGGTAAACTGCAACGCCCCATCAGCACCACCAGACAGAACCAGGTCACCGGCGATATCCGCTGAACTGGAGAGGTCTAAGGTTGCTGCATCCAATTCCCCTGTTAGAGTAACATTCCTAAATGACCCGATGTCTTTATTGGAATCAACTACTACTGCCAAACTAGCTGTCACTGACCCTGCTGAAACAGCGTCCAGGACATTCACCTCGGCTGCGGTTGTAGTGACTGCTGTGCCACCTATCATCAATTTGTTTTGGGCAATATCTATAAACGTATTCCCTGCTGTTAGTAGCTTATCTTCTGATTGATCCCATAAGAGATATGCACTGGCGGTTGCACCAAAGAGTTTAACGTCATGTCCTGTATCATCCACGCCAACTGTTAAAGTTCCAGTTAGTTGCATATCGCTTCCATCAAAGGTTAGGTTGGCTTCTCCATTGATAGCAGTAGAATTAACAAAGGTGACAATTCTATTATCCGCTCCATTGGTTGTCGCACTAACCCCTCCAACAGCATCTTCCCATGCTACCCCACTACCAGTAGAAGTTAAGACCTGTCCGTCACTACCTTGTGACCCGCCTACTGTAATATTGTCCAGTTCGGCTGTGCCGTCTACATCTAAATCAGTGCCGACAAATAGTTTCTTAGCTATACTGGCTCCACCCTCTACCCTTAATATCCCTGTATCACCAGAGCCATCAGTGGAATCTGTTGTACCTGTCAGGTCTACAACTCCTGTAAATGTAGCTGATAAGTCATCGCTGATTGTGAGTGCGGTTGCCTGTGAGTTCAGAGAACTTCCAGACCCGCCCGCATTTGCCGTCTGGAATATAATGTCTCCACCCGCTCCAGAACCTTTGCCCTGTCCACCTTGAATCGTTAAAGCCCCGCCAGATATGTTGCTCGTGGTTCCTGCTGTAGTGTTGCCTCCAGCAATGCTTACCCCCGTTCCTGCTGCATTGTGGGCTGTTGCTACAGGAGTGACAACGCTTCCGTCAAATGTCCAAACCCCATCAAGCAAGATAGCTGAACCTGATGCTGGCTCTAGATTAATCGCTGCACCAGAGTCCAGGGTCAAGGCTCCTACAGAATCTATATCTACCGTTCCATCTGCTGTTATCTGTATATTCCCTGCCGCTGCTGCTGCATCGGTAGTGACTATTGAAAGGGTTCCATTGGTTCCTGCGGTAAAGACAACGGTATCACTCGTATCACCTGTCATCGTGATGACCTTGCCATTGAGGTTTATGTCATCTATAACTGCCTCTGTTATGGCAGAGTTTGTTCCTAGTGTTACTCCATCAATCGCTCCGCCGTCTATGTTGATAGCATCCAGGGCTGCGCTTTCTATAAAGTTCGCTCTAGTCATCTTTCTGAGCGTTCCCCCTGCACCATCATCAATGACGATTAGATCAGCATCGGCTATGGTGGAGGAGGCCGTCATGTTTTGGATGTCTAGAGTGAGGACGCTGTTCGCATCTGATAACCCTGTACTTGTTACCGTTCCTGCGATAACCCCTACCAGGTCTGCCAATGCTTCCTTCTTAGCTGTACCTGTACCACCCCCATCAAGGAACACAATGAAGTCGCCGTCAGCTATGGTGGTGTCTGCTAATAAAGCAGGGGAGTCTTTAATCAGATTATCTACTCCATACCGCTTGATTGTTCCACCGTCACTAATCAGCAGTTCATCTTCAGATGCAAGGCCAGTTGCTGCTAACTCTGTTTGTCCAGAGATAACGTTGTTGTTCAACATACCTGATTCGACTGCGGTGCTTTGGATAGTTCCCGCCCCTGTTACATTACCTGACCCATCAAAGGATGCGGATGTCCAGGCGACATCGCCTGTCATTGCAATCGTTCTGCCAGTTGCTAATGCTGTTGCAGTTGTAGCGTTGCCAGATAAAGGGCCGGCAAACGCATCACTTGTAACCGTTCCATCAAAGTAGGCATTTTTGAATTCAACATCAGCAGTTCCAAGGTCGATATCATTAGTAGATGCCGGCTTGATTACGCCATCAATAATACTTACCTGGGCTGTACCGTTCAGCTTGAAGATGGTTCCTGCTGCATCCGCAGGGTCTATGACCACCTCCCCATCTACATCCAGGGTCAAATCGGCTGCGGCTGCATCGTCGTCTGTAGTGGTTAATGTGGTTGCTCCATGTGTGGCAACGGCTATTGTCATCAAGTCACCGGTGTCAGAACTGTCAGTAATCTGTAACGTACTGGCATTGAGGTTTAGATAATCCACTTGTAATGCAGCTAGGGTTCCTATAGAAGTGATGTTAGTCTGTGCTGCCGTAGCAAGTGTTCCTTCAAGTTCATTGACCGCTAAATTGGCTAATGTGAAGCCACTGGTAGTGTTTACCGTGGTGGTTGGTTCTTCATGGCTGTTTCCAGAGGTAGCAAATAGCTTCCACTTATCGCTATCAGAAGCATCTCTGAATAAACCAGAAAACTTCTTGCCTGAGTCGGTATACTCAGCAAAGATACCCAGGTCTACGCTGTCTGCGTTATTGTCATTCCCCAGATGGAATAGCGGGTCATCTATAACAGTAGTTGAACTACTAATCGTAGTGGTTGAACCTTGCACCTCTATGCTGCCACTGAACACAACTGTTCCCGCAACCGTTAGAGTAGAACCATCGGAGGACATATACTCACCACCCCTATCATAGAAGTAGAGTTTGTCCACAATGCGAACATCTCCATCTAATACATCGAGAGATGTTTGCCCATTGGTTCCTGTAATCTGTAGGACTTCTTCAGAAGAATCCCAGGTAAGGTTATCTCCTGATGTACCAGAGTAGAAGATTACATCGTTGCCGCTGCCATCAGAACCTACAGATAAGGCTCCTGTCGGTACAACGTTGATGGTAGTATTTGATCTGATTCTAGAGGCATCGTCACCAGAGAAGTCCAGGGCTATGAAACTATCCCTATCAGCATCAATAACGGCAACCGTTGTTTGCGTTATGCCGTCGAATAACCCAAGGTCTACTCCGTCCAAAGCGATACCAAAGCCAACAACAGGCACATTGATATCACCCCCCACAGGTAAATCAAACGCCCAGTAGTTGGCATTGGCATCGGCAACTTCCCAAAAGGCTGCCCCAGTTCCGATCGTGCTTCTTGTCTCACCGTGAACAACGAGGTCGCCTGTGACAGTTAGGTTCTTAACCGTTCGGATGAAGCCCTCTGCCCCTATGCCCTTAACTCCTTCGGTTCTTGAGCCTGTAGTCATTCAGTCACCTCATCTGTAATACATTCGTAGAGTTCCTATTTTGCTATCACCTGCATTGCTCACAACCAGGGACAGCTTGCCATGAAAGGCGGCTCCGTCCTTCGCATCACCACCCGTCAGAACTTGCTCTGAGCTAGATGTATGCCTGTTCGCTAATCCACCCGCAGCTAAGTCTATGCCATCCTCATCATTGACCACTATGTCATAGTTTGCACTCGGGGCGGTGCTAGATGGGTTTGTAGCCCATCTTAGCACCTGTCCGTTTACACTCTTCGTATCTTCTCCAGACACATCTCCAGACCCATCACTTGTCCATGTCCACTCAACATACTTAACAGACTCGTGATCCTCATAAGAAATCGTTACGCTTCCTGCCATAACCTATTCCCCCTCTGATTCTTCTTCTTCCTCGCCGTCACCATCCCCTTCAGCTTCTTCTTGCTCAGTAGCTTCTTCGGCTGCTACTTCGGCTGCTGCATCAGCTTCTTCTTCGGTTCTTTCCCGCTCTGTTTCAGTTACCACTTAAATCTCCTAACTATCTATTGCTGGGAGTACATACCCAGAGGCGGTGTTGGTGGCTGTTCCCAGGTTATCGAATTGCCTTACTCCGTCTGCATCTATAAGAACCTCAGATGCGGTATCGGCATGACCGATTCGGTTGTGGGCTATTAAGCCACTATTGGCCGTTGTATCACTGTCCACCAGTAAGTCTCCTGCCGTGTTTAATCTATAGATATAATTCCTAAGAATCCTGACTGATGTCAGGTCTTTACCAGATGCCACGCCAATAATGGCATTGCTATCATTTACACCTAACTCAATAAAGTTATCGTTCATCACCAACAGGTCAGTATCTTCCCTGACCGTTATGAAGTTGACACTGGCTGTATCAACTGTCGTTGCAACGCACTCGGTAACGCTTAGTCCGTCACAGGCATTAGCCGATGCGCTTGTTCGTATGCAGGTTAGGAAGTTCTCGGCGGTTGTGTTCTCTTTCCATTCGCACTTGTGGAACTCTGCACTGGCTGCTGATACATCAATCGCCACTGTTATGTCTGCATGACCTGCGGAGAACACCACGTTCTCCCATCGGACATTCGCTGCGCTAATTACTATGGATACAGACGCTCCTGCATCTAGGAGCAGAGTGGGTCTTGCCGTTCCTCTACCCAACCCAATAATAGTCACCCCTGCAACATCGCAGGTGATAGCGGACGCACCTGTTAGAGTTTCACTATGCCCTGCCATGACATAGATGACATCTCCGTTATTGGCCGTGGTCTGATTGATAGCCGAGTCGATAGTAGTAAACGGCGCATCTGGATTGCTTCCATACCCTGCACTCGTTCCACCAGTTGAGGAGCCACTATCTACAAAAAAGATGTTCCCTGTAGTCTGTGACTCTGGATTTACTACATAAACTCCGCCACTTGTTTTTCTTACAAATAGTTCTGTCTTAGCCATTTCTTACTCCTTACGCTTTTCGGGGTTACAGACCCTTGTTGCGAGATTCTTTAACCATCTTATCTACCGTGGGCTGCCCTTGTGCCTTAGCATATCGGGCAGCCACGATTAGTTTCGCTTCGTTCTGGCTCACTCCCTGCTCATCCATAACGTCCCAAACCTTCGCAGCCCATTCCATAGGCTCCAACCCCCCAGGGATATTATTCTTATTGCCAGAAATAACTCGCTGACTCATCCTATGTATTTACGTCCACATAGACTTGCGCCCCTGTAGAGGCTGCGCCCTGTAGTTCCTTCTTGGGGTATGCGTATCCGTAGCGGATTACCACTCCAGTAACATTGTCTGTGCCTGTGTTTCCACCCTCCGCTACATACAATCGAATATAGTCAAAGCCATTGTCTACATCCATATCTTCGGCCCTGATTTCAATAATGACAAAGTTACCATCTGCATCGACTGGGTTGTCGGTATCGTAGTTGCCACCTGACGCATCTGTGGTCAGGTCTTTCGCCCCTGTTCCAGATGAGTCGCTTGCCTGTTGAAACCTTGCCTCATCCAAGTCATCTGAAGAATCAAAAGTGCCAAGCTCGATATAGGCCATCGCTCTGGCAT